AGCCCAGAAACGATTAAACGCAAAGGCTCATCTAAACCATTGCTCGACACTGGACATCTTAGAGACTCAATCACCCATAAGGTTGAGGGAAATGCTGTAAAGGTCGGAGTCTTTGGTGAAGAAGCTATAATCGCAGCTGTTCACGAATTCGGAACTACGAGAGCTGGAAGAGGGCATAAGGTTGTCATCCCAGCCCGTCCATTCATAAGACCTACGTTTGATGAGAACATCCAAGAAGTTGAGAAGATCGTTGGCAGAGAAGTTGAAAAAGTCATAAGGAGGCTTTAAACCATGCTCGAAACGAAAATCTGGCAGGAGCTCTACAATTCAATCCCAAAGCAAGTTGAGATTGATGGAAACATAGTTGATGTTAAAATTTACAGGGCTAAGCAAAAAATCAAGCCATCTTACCCCATGGTCCTGGTAAACTTTTTGGATCCAGTGGTGGATCTGAACACTCCATTAAACCATGTTTTCAAGGTGGAACTTTCAAACGAGAGCGTGAAGTACACGAAGGGTGTCGTGCTGAGACAATCTATCGACTTGAGCATATACGATAGAAGTGTGAAGAGGATAGCAAAACTTCAAGAGATCTATTATTTGTGGGCCCTCAAACTCAAACTCACGGATGTGACAATATCGCGAGTTTTGCCACCGAGAAATTTGGACTTTGTTGAGAGTGGGTACATTTATAGGAGAGCAATCGAGATTGTTTGCAAGTACAGTGTTACGTGGGAGGAACTCGTGGGGATGATAAAGGAAGTGGAATTCTCAATAGACACCCAATAAACCCCTTTTTTAAAGTCATTTTTCTTAAGAACCCCCAATGTTTGGTTTCCTCGGAGAGTTCGAAGACAGGGTGGATGTTGCCAGGACATCGTCCACTCTGCTCAATGTAGCAACGCACTTCTTAGTCGTTCCATCGAAGAAGCGCATCTATGTTTGGTGCAGATCCAAGGATGTTGAGAAAGTCAAGAAGATATTTGGCAGAGAGCTCATCGAAGTGAAGGAGTTGAAGGGAGACATGAGGTTAGTCGTAGGAACGTACTGATGTACTTGGTTTGCATGTTGGAGCTCAATGGAGGGAGTGGATGCTGAAGTTGCTGAAGAGATTGTTGGGGCTCGAAAAGATTTGGGTGCGAAGGGAACGCTATAGTTGCGTGGATTGTTGCGTTGTTGAGGCGAAAAGATGTTATTTGAAAAACTTAGGATTCGACGAACAAACATTCAGTCAAGAACTCGCAAGGGAACTCGGAACTAATATGATTAATACGTTTTGGATCGATCACAATACGAGAGGCGTTAAAGTCTCGATATCAACTTATCCATACTTGAATTACGATCCAATTTGCTATGTTTTCGGATTTGAAGAAGGTGAAGTGGAGGAGGCCCTTAAGAGGGTAGCATCTCGAAGCCCCGTGGTGTAGTGGCAATCATGCCAGGCTTTGGAGCCCCCCACAATGTACCAGTGCAAGCAGCGAGTTTGGGTATGCGAGTAGGAGTAACTTGGTTGACGAAAGTTTAGTGACACCCGCAATGACAAACTAAGGCGAGCAGAATACCCTTATTACAACTTGGGGGGCGAAGAAACCTGGCGACCCCCGTTCGAATCGGGGCGGGGCTATTCCATTTTTTAAAGTCTATTTTCAGCCATGAAACCATGAATGGAAAAGAGGTGATCGAAATTGCCGAGTCTTAGTTCAGCGATCAAAATAAACATAAGGGATGCCACAGCAGCTATTCCAGGGCCAGCCTATGGAAAGCCCATTGTCATCGGCGAAGATCCAAACAAACTTGATTTGTTCAATCAAGTGAAAAATTACTATAGCCAAAGTGATGTCGAAAATGACTTCGGAGCCGACTCACCGATAGCCAAAGCAACAGCCAAGGCTTTCATGCAAGGAATTTCGGAGATAAAGGTAGTCAATGTGATGAAGGACGATGGCGCTGGAAATGCTGTTGCAGATTACGATACTGTTCTTGCCGATCTCGCTGAGAGGGCCGAGTACGACATAATAATTCCGACAATTGGTGCTGGAGATACAAACACTCAAAAACTCGTTGATCACGCGGGAGTGTACAATAAGCTCCTGATCCTCCCCTTCATAGGTTCGGTTGCTGATGCTCAAACAACTTTCGCAGCTCTAACAGCTAACGAGTTTGTCTACGCCATAGCCTACGATGCACTGACAGAGGGAGAGGTCGCTGGAGCTGTTGGAGGCGTAGTTGCAACGCTTAAACCTTGGCAAACCCCAGAATGGGTTGTCGTGCAAGGAGTGAATCCAGCGAGCTACAAGGACAGCGAAGTGGATCAGCTCGAGACGAACAACATAGCGACAATAACAGAAGTCGCTAAGGCTGTACTTTCTAACGCTCGAACATTGGATGGAGGGAGAGTTTACATTTCCAGAAGTAAGATCTACCTTGCCGAAGTAATCAAAACAGAGCTCGTGAACTTGAAGCTCAAGCTTAACAACATGGGTAAAGCCATACCATTCACACCATCTGGATTGCAAGTGGTCAAGTCAACCATAGAGAAAGTTTTGAGAGTGCAGCAATCCCTTGGAGTTCTAAAGCCCGATTGGACCGATGCCGATGGAAACTTGCACAGAGGTTTCGAAGTGACAGTTCCAGCCTACGAGGACATCTCCGATGCTGACAAGGCTAATGGCGTTCTAAAAAATGTCTCGGTTACAGCCTACTTGATGAACTATGTCGAGAAGATCGAGCTCGATCTCGTTATAACTCTGTGAGGTGATGTAGATGGCGACCGAGCAATACAGTATTGAGGACATCAAGGTTTTCGTGGATGGAGTTGAGCTCGATGGGCTTAAAGAGCTCGGAATAACCCCCAAAGACAAGGACAATGTCAAGCCAATCAAGGATTGGGCTGACAGGACAAAGGGATGGGCAATTAAGAAGAACACCGATGCTGAGGGCTCTATAACATTGCTTATGTCTGCCGAGGCGAACACACATCTTATGGAGATTGCGGAGAGCAAGAGGCCAGTACAAGTCGTAATAGTTTCGGAGAACGTGGAGCAAACGAGATGGAGCAAGATAACGATTGATCAGTGCCACTTCTTCTTGCCAGAGGTTAAGCCAGATCCAGAGGAGCCCAAGCTGACTTGGGAGTTCATAGGAACGAATTACAAGAAAGAGTAAAAATCCATTTATCTCATTTTTAAAGTCTTTTTCTTAAGAAGCTTGCATGGAAGTGAAGATTGGTGATAAGGTTTACGAACTCGAAAAGCCAAGTGGCTACAAGCTTTTGAAGGCTGTAGGTGAAGACAAGGATCCAGCCGACATAACCAGGGATCTGATTTTGCTTACTGTCAAAGAACCAAAGCTGACGAAGAAGGATGTTGAGGAAATGGATCCTGAAACTTTCTTCACGCTCGGTGCCAAGATAAACGAATTGATTGGAGAGGACCTAAAAAAATTGGAAGTGTTGAGGAAATCGAGCGAGAAGTGAGGGAAGAGCTCGGGCTTTATGTGATCGCAAAAGAGTTGTGCGTGGACATTGAAGAGGTTAAGAGTTGGAGTGTTGACAAGATCATAAGGTGGTCCATAGCTCTCAAGCTTATGGGGCAAGAGGCTAAGAAGCAAGTTGAACAACCGCAACGAAAAGAGCATTTAATTGTCTTTCGATAGCTTTTTATTTTTGATTTTAAATTTTGATTTGTGTCGATCAAGAAAAAGGTTGCAATTCTAAAAAAGCTCACGAAGAACGAGCTCGTTGAGATTTGCAAGAATTATGGTATCAAAGGCTATTCGGGCTTGAGTCAAGCTAAATTGGCAGAGCACATAGCGAAGAATTGCAACTTGAGTTTAGAGGAACTCGAAAACCTCGCCAACTCATTCATCGAACAAAGGTTGGTGGCGAAAGTCAACGATGCCAGAGATCATTTCTTGCTGAAGAAAGTTCAGATCGAGCACTTCAGCGATGACATGGTGATTGCCGATGTCGCTGGCTACAGAGTAAAGATATCCAATCTTGGTAAAGAGGATTTCTCTTACTCTTGCGACGAGAAGTGTGCCGATTATGTTTACCAAGTTAGGAAGGGGAGATATCCATTTTGCAAGCACTATCCAGCTGTTCTTGCAGAGTTGGTGTATCAAGGACTGGTAGATTCGAGCAAGCTGAACAACATTACAGGCAGAGTTCTCGAAGCCTTGCTGAATTTGGTTGAGGAGAGAAAGAAAGAAGAGGGTTTGCTGAAACCAGTTGGGAGAGACATCGAGAACAGCTTGAGGCAGGTTGTCGAGGATTATGTTGAAATTTCGAGACAGAACTCAAAAGTTGCAAGAGAAAAGTATCACAGTCCTCCAGAGAAGGTCTTCGAGATTCTTACAGAGCAAGCTTTCCAGCTTCTTGAGTTCGACACTATTGTAAGGACCAAAGAGTCTGGATGGGATCTACTTGTCATTGGCACGCATGCAACCCCACCATACATCGCTGTCATCGAATGCAAAACAGCAACAAGCGGAGTTTACGATTACATAACGAGAAATCCAGACTACTTGATCAAGCTGAAAACGTATTGTATAGATTTGGTCAAGGAAAAGTTGTTGGGGGTATACAAAGATTACGTTCGCTACATGGTTGTAGTTGGTCCAGACTTCCCTGTAGATATCGAGAGGTTCACAATGCAGTTCAGACACATGACTGGCGGAATTAAGCTCTCTTTCTTACCAGCACAAACGCTCGTGTACTTGGTGAAGAAATACAGAGAGAACCCTATTTTAACGCACGACTTGCTCGCAATGCTCTTCGAGTCGGAGAAAATCATCAGAAAGGAGGATGTTGACAGGCTTTTTGAGGAGGCTGACAGGAGAATAGAGAGCTTAATCGAGATTGCAAGGCAGAGGCTGAGGGAGCGGTTTAGAGAGTTTGCTGCCAGAACAGCCGATGCTTGCTTTGTCAAGATGGATGAAATTTTACTTCAAACACTCATTTACGATGTATTGAACGCTTTGCAACCTGACTTGGTCAAGATGGGGAAGAAGAGCACAACAGGTGTCACGACAATCCACTTGAAACACGATTACTTCAAAATTTGGGAGAAAGTTCTGAATGGATTGGTTGAGGAATTCGTTCGATTGCTTGAGGAGGAATCCAATGTCCAACAAAAGCGGACTGAATTGAAAGAAGATTTGATAAAGTTCCTTGAGCTTCGTTAATTTTTTATTACCTCAAAATTTCTTGGATCATTGGCAATCGCTTGGCAATCACATTGATGTTACAATCTTTTTCTTGGGCGTTCCACCACATACACTCTTCTTTAAGGTGGTAGACTATTTATCCATGTCTGGGATAATTGTGCACCTACACATCAAGTGGAGTGGCGGTAGTGGAGCGTTCTTATCTCCGATTTTAAATGATTTCTCATGTAGCTCCCTGCATTTGTCGCATGTAGCTTCATCATCCGTTGAGAGCCACTTGTAGCGCTTAACTCCAGCCTCTTTGTAGCGTTCGAGTGTGGCTTTGTTTGCTTCAACCGAGCGAGTATAATCTTCTATCAATTTGTTCGCCTTCTTCTTGACAGAATCGTATCCATATCTGCTTGCGTGGGAGATCATGTGCGCTATTGCCGTGTTTATGGCTTCTTCGACACTTGAGAAAATCCCTTCTTTTACGAGTTCCTCTAAATACTCATATACGACTTGCGGAAGTTGAATTTTCTTGAGTTCGCTCATATTATCGCAATATTTCTTGGATAACTGGCAAGCGTTTTGCTATCACGTTGATGTTACAGTCTTGTTCTTCGGGGTTCCAGAGCATGCACTTTTCTTTAAGACATTTAGCTAATTTAATAGACGATGTTTCGCCTCCAACCCACTCGAAGTAAAATGGACATATCTTAGCATTTTCAGAATTTTGGTCCATCTTTTTCTTCCCACCGAATAGCATATTTTCTTTTTTAAAGTCTATCAAATTTTAGTTTTTCGATGGAAGCTTTGAGAGGGTTGTATGTTCTGATCGAGTTCGTGGATAAAGCTTCTGAACCCATTAGACAAGTTTCTAAATCTGTAACTGACTTTAAGAGAAATTTGGAGACTACTGTAAAGCCCATTAAGGATTTGCAGACAGAAACGATGAAGGTCAAGCAAACGACAAAGCCAGTACAAGACCTTGCCTCTGCATTCGATAGGGTCAAAGTGAAAGCCTCCGAATACGTAACTTCAATGAAAACGAAGCTCTCGCATTTGACCGAAATCGTAGAGAAGCACAAGAAAGCCATAGCTGCAATAGGTACAGCTCTCTCGGCAATTGGATATGGAGGCTTCAGAGTGTTTGGAGGCTCCGCCAAAGATTTCGAGCGAGCGATCCTTGAGATGCAAGCCCGAACAACTTTGACAACCGAGCAACTCAAAGAAATGACAGAAGTTGTCAAGGATCTTGCAAGAGCTAACTCTGACTCATTCAAAACGATATCAGAAGTCGTAACAATTCTAACCGAGAGATATGGCTACCTCGGGAGAGAAACGAAGGAAACAGCCCAAGCAATACTCGACTTCGCCAAGGTGACAGGGACAGATGCTGTAACAGCTGCGAATTCGATAAGTGTTGCAATGAAAGCCTTCAGTATTCCAGCTTCGCAAATGTATGAGGTAACCGATACGCTAATCGCAGCCCAACAGCGCTTCGGTGTTCAATCGGCATACATCATCGAGCTGCTGAAGAGCAACGCAGCCCCACTAAAAATGCTCAACCTATCGTTCAGCGAAGCTGTTGGGTTACTCTCAGCCCTTGAAGCGAATGGTGTTAATGTTTCGAGGGCTTTAATGGGGCTGAGATCCGCAGCAGCCAAAGGCATCGATGTCAAGAAAGCTTTGAGAGAGCTTGCCGAAATAGAGGACTCGACAGAGAGAACGAGGAGAGCTGTAGAGATATTTGGCTCATACGCTGGTCCTGGCTTGGCAAGAGTACTTGAAGGTGGTACCGAAGCTCTGGATAAATTCATGTTGAAGATGGATGATGTGAGAGGAACGACCAAAAAAGCATCTGAAACAATTGACAAGAGCTTATCGGAGCAAATTGGGATCTTAAAGAACAATCTGACGATTCTGGCTGTTGAAATTGGCAAGACTTTGTTGCCAGTAATGAAAAAGGTTGTTGCAATTCTAAGAACTTTAACAGACACGTTCGAGAAACTTCCAACTCCAATTAAGGGACTCATTGGTGTCGTAGCTGGATTGGTAACAGTTGTTTCAGCTGTTGTAGGTCCGCTGTTGGTTCAAGTGGCGGCAATCACTTGGCTTGGTTTAAATTATACAAAATTGAAAGCAACGATTTTAGGATTAACTACAACACTCAGAACATTTGCAGTATCTCTCTGGACAACCTTGGCACCTCTCCTCCCATGGATCGCTTTAATTGGAGGATTGATAATGGCAATCCTACTACTCCAGGATGTACTTGTCAAGGGTTGGGAGAGAAGTTATCTCGGGCAGTTCGTCAATTGGCTCCTCGAAAAGCTTCCCTTCCTCAAGCCAATCGCCGAAGGCGTTGGCAACGCCATCAACTGGATGAGGCAGAGTATAGACTGGTTGTCGAGTGAAATCGGCGAGTTCGTATCCTGGATCCAGCAAGGACTTGACACATTAGGTCCCCTCAAATATGCCATACTCGGCCCCGCTGGAGCAATCTTATTCCTGGCCCAAAACTTCGACAAAGTAACCTCTGCAATCAAGAACTTCATCACTTGGATAAAAAACGCGTGGAAAACCCTAACAGAGAACCCGATCTTCAATCTGATCAAGACTCTGACACCATTTGGAGCAGCATTAAAAGCCTACGAGATAGTAACAAGAAAGACAATCGAAACAAAAACAATCAACCTCATCGAAACTTCAAAGAAAGAAGAGCTCCTCAGAAGAAACGTGACTGAGGAGGAAATCAGGAGAAAAGCGATAGAGCAATACGAATACATCAAATCAATCAAATTACAAGGAGTAACAAACGAGGAAGAAATCAAGAAACAGCTTGAGACCAAGTTCGGTGAAGTCATCATCAATCCCGAAATAATTCCGTACGTAGGCAAGCCAGAGTACGACAAGAAATTCTACGAAGAGGGCTCGATTAAGTTGAAGGTGGAAGAGCCAGTTTTCAAGCCAATAATCGAGAAGCCAGATATGTCGTGGCTCGATACATTATTTTTACACATTAAGCCAGTAGTCGAAGCCATCAAACTCCCATCTCTCTACGCTCAAGCTCTCATCAAGCCCATTATAGCGGATATCCCCAAGCTTCCAGAATTAGTTGGAGTTGTGAAGTACATTCCTAAACTTATTAAGCCAGAGCTTCCAAGTGGCATACTCAAATCAGTGGAAACTCTCCCAACCGAGCTCATCCACGCAACTTACCAAACGATGATCCACCAACCCATGACTCAAACAACCTACAACCAACCGATTACAATCAATAAGCTCGAAATCAAAACAGACAATCCAGATCAATTCTTCAAGGAGTTCATCAGAAAGCTTAAGCTGAAGCATTATGCGAATCCAGGATAATTCTTCAAGAATTCTTGACACTTCTTAAAGTCTATTCTCTTCCTCGGCAACATGGAGAATGTATTGCTCGACGATATTGAGCTTGAGGCTGTTCAAGTAGTCGATTTAACCGAAAAGACCACGGTTCCAGAGCACAGAGTCGAGAAGCAATTCAGCATATCGGACCACATCATCCTGGAGCCAGCCGAATTCTCAATCGAAGCAACAATCGACACATCAACAAAACAGAGACTCGAGGCACTAAGAGACTCAAAAAAGTTGTTCACGTTTGTCTCGGAGCTTCATGGCACGTACGACAACATGGTTGTTCTCAGTCTCTCCTTCCGACCTCTCGATTTGAGCAACTTGCAAGCTTCTATCCACATCAAGCAAATACGCGTGGCTGAAACGAAGACTGTCAGCATTCCGATTTCTGTAACTCCAAGCGAGGAGGAGGTAAAGGGTAGCACAACCCCCACCAATCCACTCGATGGCTGGATGGCCCGCCACTTTGAGGAGTACAAGAAGGAGGTACCAGAACAACCTCAGCAAAGCTTGTTGGATAAAGCTCTCGGATTCGTTAATTGGCTTACTGGTGGGCTTTTTGGAGGGGTGTAAATGGAGATTGGGAGATTGCCATTCGACAGAAATATTGGCTATCCTCAGAAGCAGAGTGTTAAGATAGGTGGCAGAGCTTACTTACTCTTCTACAGATGGAATGTGAAAGGTTTCGCTGTCCTCCGGATAAGAGACATTGAAAGTAACGAAATTCTGTTCGAGGGCAAGCTCGTGGAAAAGAAACTCTTCGAAATCAGAGACACGAAAACATACGAAACACTATTCGTGATTCTGCCTTGGAAGGTTACGGAAAGCGATTGCGAGGTTTGGGCGTTCTGGTGATAGCATGCTCTGGCTCCGGCACATTGAAGTGAGGGTTGGAAGCTTACTTTTCACATCCAACGAGCTCGACATCGAATTCGAAGTTGAAAAGAAGGAGGGTGAACCTAAGACAGCAACGATAATCGTTTACAACATCTCCCAACAAACGAGAGAACAGATTAAGACTGATATTGATGTGGAATTGAAAGCTGGCTACAACGATGACTATGGCACGATCTTTTATGGCAAGGTTGCGAGCGTGGATGTTGCCAGGAAGAGAGGAGATGAAGCAACGATAATAGAGTGCACGGATTCGTCAATCGATCTGAACAAGGAGCCAGTGGTGGTCAAGTATCCAGCTGGAACAGACGCATCGCGAGTAATCCAAGACATGTGCAGCGCTTGTGGAATCGCTATTGGCAAGATTGAGAACACTGGTGTAACCTTCGAGAAACCATTTGTGTTCCAAGGAACCCCCAAGGAAGTCATAGATGAGGTTGTAAAGCTGATCAATGGCAAGTTAAGGACAAGAAAACAATGGGATGGTTGGATGATGTCATCAATGCCAAAGTTTGGCGAGGAGTATGTTTTCACGATTGAGAACAATATGGCATTTCTAACAAAAGACAGGCTGTCTAACGAAGCCGAAGTACTCGAGTCAGAAACAGGATTGCTGGAAGTTAGTAAGATTAAGGACGATCAAGATAAATTCAGGATAAGGGCTTTGTTGAGGTGGAAAATACAAGTTGGCAGTGTTGTGGTTGTGAATTCTGAAAAGCTAAGCGGACAATTCGTAGTTTCTTCATACAAGCATGTTTGCAAGGGCGGAGAGTACTACACGGAGGTAGAGGTGATACCGTGATCGACGAGTTGCTGAAAATTTTGGACGAGAGGATTGAAAGAAAACTCGCGAGGATGAATACTGCTGCTTTGGGGGTAGTAACTCAAGTCGATTTACAGAAATTCCGCTGCAATGTCAAGTTGAAGAACAAAGTACATGGCAAGGAGGTAGAGTTGTTTGAAGTGCCAATAGCTGTGCAAAAATTTGGTTCTGGAAGCGTGATTGTGGCCCCATCGGAAGGGGATGTTGTCGTAATAATATTCTCTAAACACGAGTTGGAAGAGCAACTGAAGAACAATGAAATCGTGCAAGTAAACGAGATCCTTCGTTTCGGCATCAACAACGCCATAGTGATAGCGGGCATCCACACGTTGGTGGATCCAATTCCACAAATAAACCAAGATGAAATACTTATCCAGCACAAATCGGGCAATTACATCAAATTCCAGCAAGATGGAAGAGTAGTCATCAAGGGAGATGTCTACATCGATGGCGACCTCGATTTCAAAACCATAAGGGGAACTAACGCTGACGATGGTACTTGGCACAACCCACCCTAACTCGATTTTTAAAGTCTATTGGCTCCATAGCTCTCGATGACATGGGATTTCAAGTTCTCTCAAGGGGATCTTGTTATTAACGAATTGAAAAGACTCGAGAGGGTAACAGAATTCGAAAAGATAAAGCAGCATGTGTGGTTTCTCCTTAAAACTGTCAAAGGTACAGATTTGTTCAATCCAGAGTTTGGAGTTGATTGGTTGAAGATAAAGCGCTCGGGGCTGAACAAGGCTTTGATAGAACACGAAATCAAAAAAGCCCTCGCAAGTTACGACAAAATAAAGTCCGTGGATAGTGTGGAAATTTCTGACCCCGATTCTAATGGAAAATTGAGTATAAAGCTCACTCTGACAGTTGATGAGGGGAAAGTTGAGACCGAGGTGGTCGTATGAACTATGGAGTCACGGATTACGGATTTGTTGTCAAACCATTCAATGCGATATTGGATGGGCTGAAGCAAAGGGCTAAACTTTACCTCGGAGAAATAGACTTAAGCGAGGATTCCGAATTTCTGGCATTCCTAAAGACCATAGCTTACGACATAGATATGCTCTGGCAGCTGTTGGAGGATGCTTATTACGCTGGCTACATAGAGTTTGCCACAGGACAGAATTTGGATCGCTTAGTTGCAATTCTCGGAATTAGAAGGAAGCAAGCCACCAAAGCAACTGGAATTGTAACTTTCAGTCGCTCAACACCAGCTACGAGCAACATCGTGATTCCAATAGGCACAAAGGTTGCTACAGCCGATGGGTCGGTGATTTTCCAGACAATAGAGGAGGTCATATTGCAGCAAGGTCAGACAAGTGTAGATGCAGCTATAGAGGCTGTTGAACCAGGATCTCACGGAAATGTCGCCGAGAACACTATAACCAAATTACTCGATCCGATAAGTGGAATCGAAAGCGTAAACAATGCATCTCCAACAAGCGGAGGCAGCGATGCAGAGTCTGACGAGGAGTTGCGTTATCGGGCTATAACATATGCACCATCCGCAAAAGCAACAGTTTATTCCATAAAGGCCGCATTATTGCAAGTAGAAGGTGTCACAGATGTTAATGTTGAGGAGGACTTTGCAGAGTGCAAGGTAACAGTAACAATCGCTGGAGGTAATGATGCTGACATAACCAATACGATTGAGGATGTCAGGCCAGCGGGAATACAAGTAATATGGCAACGTCCCTCGATAAAAACTATCACAGTAACTGTTTCTGTCACAAAAATTGCTTCCTACGATGCAGCGACAGTTCAAGCAAATGTTCAAGCTGCTATCGACAACTACATCAATTCATTGCCCATTGGCGAGGATGTCGTGTATTCAGATCTGGCTAAGGCAATTCTTGCGGCTGAGGGTGTTGATGACATCAACAGCCTCGAGGCAACAGATGGAGTAACCACAATAAACGCATTTGGGCAAGCTTTGACAATAGAAGCCAACGAGAAAGCTCAAGCTGGAGCCCATGAAATCACGGTGACATGAGATGAAGAAGTTGCTTATCTTGCTCGGATTGCTTTGGATGTACACTTTAGCGCTTCTTCTTGTTTGTACGTTCCTTACAGCTTACATTTCTCCAGCAAAAAAGACCATCATATATGTCGATATTTTCGGAGAGGCGAATTACGAGTATTACATGTTTATGGTTATCGTTTCGGTAATGACTATCTCTCTTTATTATTTGCTTGAAAAATTGGAGGGGGAAAATGGCAAGCGCTAAGGAGATGCTGTCGAGAATCTCGAGCGCTTATAGGAAAGATGAAGATAGCAACAATTACAAAATTCTTTCCACGATTGCGGAAGAGCTGAGCGAGATAGAGCAAGTTATCGAGGAAATAAAGGTGGCCCGCTTCGTAGAGGTTGCAAGGGGTAGATCTCTTGATTACATAGCCAAACTCTTCAATCTCACGAGAAAATCTGGAGAGAGCGATGACGAGCTTCGCGGAAGGTTGCAAGTTGAGTTGCAAAAGTACTTGAGTTGTGGGACACTCAAAGATATTTTGGATGTAGTAGTATACTTTACGGGCCTCGACAGCAAAGACATCAAGGTCGTCGAAGCTCCAAAAGCCATACTCGGATTTGGTGAAGGATCGTTCGGGAACAATGTATTCGCTTCCCCCAAAGGTACATTTCGGATAGAGCTTTTAGAGGCGCCAATCCTTCAATTGAATTTGAAAGCTCTTTACAACGCCATAGATGTCGTAAAGGCAGCTGGCGTGTATTTCCAAAGAGATGGGACTCGCTTGTGGTATAAGATTCTCGCTCTCGCCAAGGGAGATTCTACAGTAGTGGTGCTTATATCCACGCCACTTGGCTTTGGTTACGATGGGTTCGGGGGTGGCCCATATGGGGGATTCTTGCTTGTGGTCAAAGCTGATGCGGAAACGAGCAACATCGATTTGTCGATTCTGGTAAGTTCCGCAACGAAAGCCAGAACTAAAAGTGGGCTTGGCTTCGGTCATGGCAGATTCGGAGAGCTTGGATTTTCAGAAAGGTTGGATGTTGCAATTGTAGCCTTAGCATTAACCTTGCTAAATGCAACTTTAGCCCTATGCGAGAATGCCGAAACGAAGTATCAAGTCGCCCCTTTAGGCTTCGGACAAAGCGGATTTGGACTGGTATCATTTGGAGATAAATTGCTTGTGATCGTAAAGGGTGATGTCGATCTGATAGACCTCATGATTTTGCAGACCTCCAACACAAATGCTGAAATTAGTAGTGGGCTTGGATTTGGGTATGGCGCCTTTGGTGAGTTGGGGTTCTCAGACAGATACGATGCAGCAACCATTAAGTGGTTGCTCGAAACACTTTCAGCAATTCTCGCAATTGTAGCACCACAAGCAATTGCAATTAGTATCCACACGTACTTCTCTTTTGGCGAAGGAGGATTTGGATATTGGCAATATGGAGGAGGAACTGTATCTTCAGCATCGGAATTGGATTACGTGGAAAAGAAGCGCATAACCTATTCCAGCGCTACGAACTTCACGAAGATGAAGTTCAATCTACGCCAGAATTCTGCTTCAACTGGTTGGATAAAGATTGAATATCAAATAGTTGCTCCCGATGGAACAGTAAAAGTTCCGTGGACAACATTGTGTGAGGTATATGGTGAAGGATCTGGATCATTTAATGTTAGTAGCGCATCTTGGTCAAGCGATCCAAACTTCGACAATGTTTATGAGCTAATGTTGGATTTATCTCTTGTTTATGGCGATACGATAGAGTTCAAGTTGCTTATGAAGAACTCGGATACCGAAGCTTGCTATAATGATATATTCGATGTTTGGGGCTATCAAGCTCTTTGATTTTTAAAGTCTAATTTTGAAGCCAAGCTATGGAGATCCGAGTTGATGTCAGATCTGAGATAAAACTCTTCAGGAGGGAGTCAGATGCCAGGAAAGATAATAACTGACGCGGGACTTAACGAACTGGCAAAACTCCTTTGCGGACAGGGGACACCGATGGCTTACATAGCATTAGGAACAGGTACCACAGATCCAACAACATCTGATACAGCTCTCGAGGCTGAAGTCATAAGGAAGCAAGCTACAGCGACTGTAAATGGTAGCGAGGTCGAGTTCGAGATAACGATCAATCCAGGGGATATCGTTGACAAGAACATTACCGAGATAGGGTTGTTCAACGCTCCTTCGGGAGGTGTTATGTACTACAGAGAAGTTAGAAACCCCCTATACTTCGATGCCACTGTTGGAGCTGTCATCAAAATAAAATGTTCGTTCTCGAGGGGTTGATGAACTATGAGGCAAAAGTTTTTGGTTAATACGGTTGATGGAGAGAAGGAGATCGTGGCTGACAGATACATCATCGAAGGCGATGAGTACGTGTTTTTGAATGGCAACGAAGTCGTGGATCGCATTAAAATCACCGATGTTGTTGGGACTGTTAATGAAGAAGGCGAGATGGAATCGGGTATAAGGACTGTTTTCTCGAGGAGCGTGATGTGATATGCCCACGTACACACCAAAATGGAATTTGGAAAAACCCGATAGGGGACAACTCGATTGGGATCTGCCGATTAATGCGAACTTTGACAAACTTGACAAGGCTGTGTATCAAGCGTTAAACGCTCACACTGGAGACAACGATTACGATGAAGAACTACCATTGCCAGATTTGCCAAACAGAGTGCTTTGGCTCTACGATTCAACTAACAACATGTGGGTTGAAATTCACCAAGTGTACATCCCGTACTTCATCAGCGAGGGATTCAGCCAGCCAGCCCTTAATGGATTGCTATTGGGGGGCTTTTGGATCGATAAGTATCAGTGCTGTCACCCCAAGGCTACGAGGTTCAGCAGAGGAACAGACACACCGAACTCTCCTGGCACAGTGGCAGCAGCTTCTAAACCACATGTTGTTCCATGGACCAACATAAACTGGTGGAACGCTAAAACAGCTGTCGAGAACAGGAACCTAATAACTGGAGAGAAAGCCACAGGATATGTTCTAACGTACAAGACTCAAGAAATGAGTGTGACTGGAGAAGCAGTTGGAACTGGCGATGGCTCTACAACCGAATTCTTGCTCGACTTCTATCCTGTGAAATCTGGATCGCTGACAGTCTACGTTGATGGTGTTGCGAAAACAGAGGGAACGGATTACACGGTAGACTACAACACTGGAAAGATAACTTTCACGACAGCACCAGCAGCTGGAGCTTCAATCACGGCAGATTACATCTACTACAAGGGCAGCAAATCTGAATTCTATGTCCAAACGATTGAACATCTCGTTGGCAGGATTGTTAGAATCGTGCAGAATGGAGTTACTTATCACCGCAGGGTGATCAAGCAAGGGATCGACACATCATCAGATTCTCTTGGTGCGAGGTACATAAAGGTGTTCCCGCCACTCCCATCGGAGATTAGGGGAAGTGGAGAGAACACTGTAAGGACCGAATCACAGAGCTATGAAATCGTTGGACATCATCTCGTAACAGCATACGAGTGGTTCAGTGTTGCAGCTTGGGCTGTCAAATACCGCTACAGGTTTGGCTTTGGCTTCCCCAAGGGCAACAACAATTGGGGCAAGGATTACAGGGATCCAAGGGAACAGAGGTATGAAGGTATTCCAGATCCTGTCAGACCTGGCTACAATGGCAACGACATCGCAAGAGTTCTTACGGGCAGCGGTCCACTGAGTTGGAGCCTGAATGGTAGAAGGAGCGGTGTCTGGGACCTCAATGGCAATGTTTGGGAGTGGGTTGACTTACTAATAGGCAGCGAAACAGACTTCGTAATCTCGCAAGGCTATCCAGGAGAAGGTCACTTACTTCCAACAACTGGTACAACATCAGGAGCCTCGATGTGGGTTGCAGAGCTTGAAGATTCTTCACAAGAGCTTGCGGAACTCGGTATTCCTAAAACATTGAGTTCCACGCCAAATCCAGAACTCGATGACATGCGCTATTGGCTTGACGAGACTCGTACTGGAGAACGTGCTGCTCTCCGGGGCGGGGCTTGGGGCTATGGCTCGCGCGCGGGTGTCTTCTCGCTGCACCTCGGCAGCGCCCCCTCGGCTACGTGGCACACCGTCGGCTTCCGCGGCGCCTTCTGAAAAATCTGGGAAACTGGAGGTCTGGTAAAAAGCTGGCTCTGGAGGTCTGGGAATCTGGCGAGCGAAAAACACGAGAGACTCAAAATCTACAAGAAAGCCTACGACCTCACTCTCTATCTTTTACCTCTTTCAGAGAAGTTTCCAAAACCTCAACAACATAATGGGCTCGCGAGCGAGTTGCGTAAAACATTGCTCGATATGCTGATGAAAATTGTTGAAGCGAACAACAGCAAGAGTGTTATTGCTCATGAAGAGATCGATGCATCGATTGAGAAGCTCAAGATCATCCTAAGACTTTCCAAGGACCTCAAGTACATCAGCATCAAGCAATATGAGCATGCATCAAAGATGCTGATCGAGATCGGAAAGATGAATGGTGGTTGGCTAAAAGCGAACACATCATGAGTCATGGTCATCCGTGGCGGGATGACGCGGGCCGGGCTCGGACACCCCGTGCTGCTATCCGGGGCGGGAATTGGGACAATGGCTCGAACGCGGGTGTCTTCTCGCTGAACCTCAACAACGCCCCCTCGGATACGTGGAACAACATCGGCTTCCGCGGCGCAATATCGTCGTGGATATAGGTGAGGTGACTACGGTTGCCTCACTGTCCAACGACGATACAGAGCCCGGTACCCGCCGCTGCTCAGCAATGGGCAGCGAAAAACAAAAAAGGTGGGGTGGAGTTAGTAGGTTCCCGAAAGCTCTGCCCCACCAAGCCACCCTCTTATGAGGGTCTTGCTTGAAAACTTATGATAATCTCTTTGAGATCGTTTGCTCTTTTGAACATCTCCTCCGATCCTTTTATCTTTGTCGCAAGGGTAAAACCTACCGCATTTATGCTTTGGAATTCGAGGCAAACCTCGAGGAAAATTTGTTCGAATTGCAAGAAGAACTTCGCACGGGAATGTGGGAGCCACAAGGCTACACGACTTTCTATGTTTACGATCCGAAAAAGCGCTTGATCAACGCTCCTACTTTTCGAGACCGCATCGTTCACAGAGCTGTTCATGATGTTATTGAACCAATTTGGGAGCGAATTTTCATTTATGATTCTTATGCATGCAGAAAGGGTAAGGGAACTCACAAAGGTGTGGATAGGTTGACAAAGTTTCTGAGGTCGTATCCACCAAAACAGAAAGTTTATTGCTTTAAAGCAGACATAGAGAGTTATTTTGCAAGTGTTGATCACGAAATTCTGTTCAAAATCATCAAAAGAAAGATCGTGGATAAAGAATTACTCTCTGTTATTTGGAAGATTATCGACAGCTACCACGAAGAAGGAAAACTTGGTGTCGGCATCCCACTCGGCAATCTGACATCTCAACTATTTGCCAACATTGTTCTCAATGAACTCGATTACTTCATCAAACACGAGTTGAGGGTTAAACATTACATCCGCTACATGGATGATTTCGTGATGCTTCATCCAGATAAAAAGCAACTTTGGGCTTGGAGAGATGAAATAGCAAAATTCTTGAAGAAGCTCAAGTTACAATTGCATCCAAAGAAGCAGATCGTTTTTCCAGCCAGCAAGGGCATCGACTTTTTGGGTTATATTGTTTTTAGAGATCATCGGAGGGTTAGAAGAAGGAATGTTCACCGCTTTTATCAGCGCCTCAAGAAGATAGCAAATGGGACCTTCGACAAAGATCCAGAACAATCGATAATGTCTTGGATGGGCTACACTATCCATGCGGATGCGTACGGACTCAACAAAAGCATAGCAAAGAAGTATCCAATTCTCGAAATCGGGTTGAAGAAGTTTTATCCAGATACCAAATAAAGAAATCGAAACTTATTTATACTACCCTATAAGTAAGTTATAACATCGGGATGTCTGTGAAGGTGGAAGTGCCAAGACTTAAGTGCCAACGTTGCGGACATGAGTGGGTTCCAAGGAAGCCCGAAGTAAAGAAATGCCCGAAATGCAAATCCCCATACTGGAATGATCCATCGAGAATGAAGAAAAAGCGAACTCCGAAGCACTTGCGCGAAAGAAGGAGTTGAGTGGTGTTAAGGGTGTTGGGTGCTACAGCCTCAAGGGTCCGGATGCGGGTCGGGATGCATTTGGCGGCTCTTTTTAGGAGAGAAGTGGGAGCCATGGATGAAAAGTTGCGTGAAGGTATGTTCAGAAATCTGAAACTAATGTCCTCCACAGGAACAGCCGTCA